GAGGTTACAGCTTGCTGTTGAACGATCTGAGATAAGGTCTCTGTCTTAGTCTCAAGTTTAATGATACTAACTTTGTTAGACTCTACTGCGTTATTTAAAGAAGCGACAAACCAGATAAGGGCTACGGTTTGCATTGCAATAGCAAACACCAAGGTTACTGGTACGGTTTTAGATAAGTGCCAAGCCTCCGTAGTCATTTTGGGTAAGTCTTTCTGTCTAGTTCAAAGTGTGGCGCATCGTAGAAGCTCTTCCAATCACCACCCCATACGATAGGAATGTCAAGCTCTTCTGCTGCCTGTTTCATGGCCTCTGCTACAACCTCAAAGCGCTCAAGGTCTTCCCAGTCTACAGGCCAAGGAACCATGTCAACAGCATGGCCTGTAATGTGTCGTGAGTTCATGGTAGTTGACTTACCAGCTTTAAAGAGTTCACGTTGACGGTTAATGTTACGGATACCTTCTATCACTGTAAAGTCTTGCTCAGTGATTGTGATGGCAAGTTTAACTACAGCAACAAGATCAGGGTGTACGCCCGACAGTTTCTGTAGGCTACGTTTTCCTAGTTTGTACGACATTATTAGGAAACCCTCACTGCTACACCAAATCGGGTGCGGGTGCCAGTCAGCAAACCACTAGACATCCAACGCCATGTCCCCCCCAAGGTAACTGTTTTACTAGCTGCTGCTATAGGGAAATCTCCTCCCGCTGACTGGTTTGTAGAACTATAAAGTTCCCACGTACCTAACAAGTTACCAGCAACTGTGTCACCTGCATTGTGGACAACAGAAGAATACCTCATAACGTGAGCATAAGTGCCAATACCGTTTAAAGACGTTGATGTAGCAGGGGCATGAGCAAGTACAGAAGCCTTAACATTAGCTGGAGACACAAGGCTCTGTGTAGTACCTGTACCAGTTTGCCAAGTTGCCGTTGTCTGATCCCCAAGGACACCTGTTTGAGTGCCAGCTGTAGTTACTACAGGGGTGTTGTCTAGGATTTCTAACCCCCCTGTCTGGTCGATGTAACCAAAGTTAAGCCAAGCTGTGTTAGCTTCGTTACGCATGTACAGGCGATTAGTATCTGTCTCATACCACAACATGTTAGCGAAGGTAGTGGTTGGTGCGGCATCGCCACTATTGTTAGAGGCCAGAGCCTTTAGCGCATTGTTAATGTCACTACGTGCGCTACTCGCTGTCTGGTTATTGATGGTAAAGTCGTGTTGTGACATATGTTAATACTCCACTGTAGCACTAAGTGCTGTTATATTCGGGGTTACTCTTGCATTAGTGTTAGATAGGATAGCCCTAAACTGTACGTAACGACCAATAGCTTCCCCAGATGCAGTTACCCAAGTTGCTGACGACAATCCAGCTACTGTTGTTGCAGCTCTAGCTTGTATTACTACAGCGAAGTCGTTAAAGTTAGCTGTCTCGTTTGTCCAAGTATCGAAGTTGCTAGGCCAAGTATCCCAGTTATTCGGTATGCTATCCCAGTTTACACTGCCACTAACCGCATCTAGGTGTTTACGAGAAACTGTTATGCCAGTGCTAAGTCGAACTGTACGGTTAGTGCCGACATCAAAGTAGCTTGCACCATTGTGGCTAAAGTTGTAAGTGCCTGTAGAGCCAGAAGTGGAGTAGCTTGTCATAAACAAGGAGCCACCAGATACTGTCAAGTTGCTCTTAGTGCCACTGAAAGAGGGACTCTCAGTGTGAGTTGTAGAAACCCCAAGCTGAGGTAATTCAGAAGCACCTACAACTGTAGAAGTAGCGGCAGCGCTTTCATTGCCAGTCTTGTCTACAGATGTCACAAAGAACTTACCAGCTAGTGCAGGGTAGGATATTGATGTCGCAGGTCTAGCGATCTTTTCGACGACAACAAGTGTAGAACCATCCCCAAAGTTAGCTGACGTATTTGCAGAGTAGTACAACTTATAGTGTGACAAGTCTAAGTCTGAAACAGATGGCCAGCTAAAGAAGATACTACCCCCTGACAGTAGGTGTGTAAGGGTACTAGGTACAGCTGGTGGTGTCGTATCCGCAGTAAGGTTGTAGTTTGTCTGTACCGCTTGGCCTCTGAAACCAAGAGCGTTAACTGGTGTTACAGAGATAGTGTAGTTGATTGGTGGCTCATTGATTTGAGGTGCATCTACACCAATGATCTCAAACCTACCAACTGAGTTACCCTCGTTAAGCAGGATTGTTTGCCCAACAGACTTGAATGTTGCGTCAGAGGTCTTCTTGTACTTAAGGATAACAGAGTCAACTCGCTCAATATCAGCACTGTTAACTTGTACTACAATTACGTTAACTACGTTCTCGTTAACCTCACGATACTCTTGCGAGACTGTAAGGCCAATAGAAGGTACCTCATAGTATTTCAGAAGGGTCGTGTTGTTAGACAAGATTTCTTGTTCGTCAGAAACACCAAAGCCAAACGCAGCCTCACTACTTTCACGAAGCTGCAAGTTAACTCTTAGGTCTAGGTTTTCTGGGTCTGGGTTAAGACGCCAACCTGTTACCTCAAAGGTTTTCTCAGAGCCGCTACCCCAACCATACCGCTCGTTACGAAACTTAATGAAGTCACCAACCTCAACGTCTAAGGCGTTTAAGCCAAAGTCCGCAGACAGGGACATCTGTTCTCTGCTTCTGTACAGTGTCTGCTTTGCTAGACGTTGCGCTGCAAAGCTGTTTGTGGTGAACGGTAACGGTAAGTCAACAGCTGTCTCTATGCCATTGTCGTCAGCGAGAAAGAGAGCGGACTCAACAGGCGGGTAGTCTGCGCTGACCCAATCCTGAGACTTGTCGATAAACGTACCAGTGACCTTGTTAAAGTTATCCCTTGTGGACACTTTCGTGTCAAGGGAGATACCAGACCTAAGATCGTCTAGCGTGAGTGTCTTAGTCGGTGTGATGAAGGCACCAGCGTATAGTTTCCATTGCCCAGCGCCCCAGAACAGGGTACCAGCGCAGGAGGTCATCATCTGTTTGAGTACATCAACGATAGATTGGTTAAGGCTGACGACACCATCAACAACATACTGAGGGGAACCGTCCGACAGAACGTCAGTCTTATCCGCTACAACAGCAGCGGCCTCAAACGTAGCATTGTCGATACTGTCATCGTCTAGTCCGTACTCAGAGGTCAGGTAGTCTCTAATCACCCAAGCAGCATTGTTAGTATATACAGGTGCTTGTGCTACGCCATTAACAGTCTTAACTACCTTCTTGCCCTTTACCACTGCGGTAATGTTAGGTATGCCGTTTGTGTAAGCGTCTTGGTCGTATGTGAAACGACAATACAGGTAAGCGATACCTTTGCCTACGAAGTCATCACCAACGCTTGTTTCTGCTATCAGGGTATCAGACAAGTCCTTAGTGCTATTAGCAAAGTTGCTTTCCTTGGTTGTCTGGTTACCACGGTGCTTGTATATCTTTAGGAAGCCATTGTAAGGCTCAGAAGTCACATCCTCGTTGGACATAGTGACGATCTCATCATTCAAGTAGATGTCGCCAATCTCTTCAACCTCATGGTTGGCTAGTACGATGATCTGGTGAAGTATCTTGTTGTTGCCACCAGTAGATTCTATGAAGGTAACAGTACCACCCTTGCGCACTTGACCGTAGACGACCTGTGAGGGTTCTGTAGCGCCCTTACCGTTCACCAGTAGCCCTGAGCTACCAGATGCGCTACCGAAGTCTGGTTTAGGAGCTAGTACGCTAAGAATGGCGCTAGTAACCAGAGTGGTGGCGATATAACCCACTGCCCCTTGAATGAACATAGCCACACCAGCTGTTGCAGCAGTCTGACCCAAGATCATGGCACCAATAGTTACAGGGTCTCTAGGAGCTACCTCCCAAGAGTTAGCATGACGCATTACATTGAATGGTAGGTTATTTCTCATTTAAGAACCCATGCACTTTCTACGTCTTCGACGTTTAATCTGATAAGACCTTCTTTAGATAAGAAGACACTCCTAGACCCAAGGGATATACCAAGGGCTACACCAGTTACCCACCTCTGGTTCCTCTTTGTCGTGACAAGACTGCCAAAGACGGGTTGTTCGACCTTAGTCATCTTATGTTGCAAGGCTGCATCTACTGTAGAGTATCTAAACTCCCGTATCATAGAACGCTTACCGTGAGGCATGGACCCATTCATATAACGACCCATCCAGTCGTCTGCATAGCCCACACCGTACATAGCCCTAAAGGCACCGTTAGTAAAGGTAAAGCAGTCGTGAGTACCCCACTCGAATGGGAGACCCGATACATTCTCTAAGTAGGCGTTTAGCCTGTCGCTCTCCCCCATGCTACTTGCTGGTCCTGTATAGACTGCACGTAGGAAAAGAAAGTATCACCACTGTGACGGGACCTGTGGCTTTCATCTGTGTATCTCCAATTACGGGAACGCTCCAACTCGACCAACTTACTCTCAATAGTCATAACTACTGTGGCCATGTCAGGCTCGTCTGTGATTTGCATAGTGTCCATTTGGCCACTAAAGATTTCAACGACAGCAGAGACACTCTTTTCGCCCATGTAAACTCTGGCCTTACGTCTTTGGTAAGGCTCTTGCAGAGCTAGGGAGATGATAGAGGAGTCGAGACCTGTCAGACTAAGAGTCATTGCTTTAGCAGATAGGTCGCCAACTTCCTCAGCGGCTGCAATATTAAGCAAGGCACCCGTACCAGTGAAGACCTGATTGACGCCCCTTACGTTGATAGTCCTATTGCCAAGACCAGTCCACATACGCATCGGACCTAAGTTTATGGTATTACCATTGACATCTGTGGTAGTCTTAACGTCGAATAGTAACTCTACAGCGTAGAAGGGTTCTACCGAGTTACTAGTAAGAGCGGCAAGTAGGCCACTGTCTATTGTACGGCTCATTAGAGTACCTCCGTAGCACCAAAGGATATGCCAAAGAAGTTGGCGTTATCGACAGACCAAGACGTTTCATTCGCGGCAAGTCTAAACACACCAGATGATTTGACCAAGACAGCTGATACGTTAGAACGAGCTTTACGCAGCTTAGGCCATATCTCTAATGTACCAGAACCACTCTTGTCAACCAAGACCTTATGTAGTGTCGCATCAGAAGCAGCCCCCAGCTGAATATAGTCGCCAGCTTTGAGTGTGCCTGTCATAACAACAGCAACGCTATCGTCGCCAACACTACCGCTAATTGTAGCAGAGGTAGCAGTACCCCTAACATTCTTAGCAGAGGAGTCGTATAGCAAAAACGAACCT